GAATCTCTCAATGTTACAGTAATGTAATCAGTTGGGTTACTTGTTAAATCACCCAATATTTTGATTCTATGCTTCATAGAACCTCGCATTCCTAAAAATGCATATCTCAGATACGAAAATAAATTTTCATTAATTTCTGCTGAAGATAAATTTGGTTGAACACCACCAGTGTTCGTATTTGCGTAATACCCTGAAGTAGTTTGTGGAATACAACTTCCGTCAAGAACGCCGAAAACAGCGACATCCCCGGCAGAAACAGTCAGAGCATCACCTGGATTAGAAGTAGTTTGATATCTTTTCAATAAATTTCGAAAACTAACTATCTTCTCTCCCATATGATCAATATGAATATCCTTATGACTAGAATTTCCAGGATTGATAACTATAGGTTCCTCTGAAACAACAACAGCTGACTCAGGGGTAACTGCAAGTGGTGGTACAATATTTGCACCACATATAGCAGTTTCACTAATTGGTGTTTGCCAGTATTCAACTACATATAAAAAGCCTTGAGCTGTAAATGTAGCGCCTAAAATATCAGACGGTTGTACTGAAATACCAATTTCATTAATATCTATATCATCAAAACCTGAAACAGGAACGGCAACACCGCCCAACAATGCTTGCTTAAAAAACAACATAGTCTCGGTTAAATCAAATTGATTAAATTGTGCTGGAAGTAAAGTTCTATTAAAATCGATACCTTCAGCAGATGGACGGGCATATTCCATGTCATCTGACCATGCATATACATTTATGGTAACCGTCGCATCAGGCGTAGGCTGAACAAGTTCATTCAATACTCTAACTTCAAGTACTCCATTATTATCTGAAGATCCTTGATTATCAGGTACGAAAAAATTTTGACTTGAAGCTCCACTAAAAATCCAAGATTGATTATTAGAATAAGGATTCTCATCAGCGAGAATTCCTGTATACAATGGAAAATCTTGTGACGGTGGAGGCATATTACACCAACTACGTGTAGCGGCCCAATCACATTTAATAGTAACTGTTTGACCATTTTGAATATCCAAAATTACACTATTTTGTTGATTTAATGGTGCTTGATTGTTCTTAATTATAGTATTATATTGTTGAATATTAGGTTCATACCTAATCAACAATTTACCTCTATGAAAACGAGAACAAACAACTTCAAATGTAAAATTAATTGAGCCACGCCAAAAAGTAAAAGGACGAGATGAAAAAGCCAAAGCAGAATCTTGAAATACATTCTGATCAAAAGTTGGATCCTCAAGACTAGGTATTGAACCTAAACATACACCCAAATTGGGTGAAACCGTAGAATTCCACAAAACTTGAGACATACTCAAATCTTCATCTGTCCAAACAAAAGTTCCAATATATGACTTTCTAGATGATATAGCACCTATGCATAATTCATCATAATCCATTCCTCCCATAGAAGGATCAATAGAAAGTTCATTTTTCGGATCAATTGCTAAAGTATAAGCTGTATCATGAACACTAGTAACAGCACCATTCTGAAATGGCATGTTCTTAACATAAACAGCTTTATCTAAAATATTCGGTCTAGACCAACCAAAATAGGAAGCAACAGCTCCCAAACCTGCAGAAACGGCACTTACCGTTGTCGCAATTGGTCGAAAAACCGGTATAGCTGCAGCAGCAGCTGAAATATTAGTAATTGCTGTAGCAGCCTTCGTAACGGGGCCAGGATCTTCATGTTCAGTTTTTGTAATTTCCGCCTTAGCTTGTGAAGCTAAGTTAGATAAATCTGTACCTAAATCCTGACCTACTTGTGTTAATGAAGACTTACCTGCAGCATAATCCGAAACCATTGAACTGGCAGCGGACATAATACCTTGATCAGCAGCTTGAGCTGCATAACCTGCACCTTTTTGTAAAACACTTGATTCGGCAGTGATATCAATATTAGTGGCTGTAATACAACCCAATTCGATACCTTCTACCCATGCAAATACATTAATAGATACAGGTCCTTCAAAATCTGCGTTAGCAACTCGAATTGCATTCAAAGTTCGCAGATATAACCTTCCAGCTTCTTCAAAATCTGGAAAAGGTGTATTATTCGTAATAACTAAACCGTCTAAAGCGGTTAATCGAAATTTTTGTTTGTATGAGATAAAAGGTAAACACATTTCTAATGGCATATTATCTTTAGGATCTATGGTTTTTGTACCAGGAGCCTGTGATAAATAAGCATTAAAAAATTGTCTGGCTCCTCTCTGTTGCGCAGCGGTACCGTTCGCAATCCTATCTTCTGCTACTAATTGTGTAGCAACTAAAGGTTCATTAAATGTAGGATAAGGTTGGTAAGATGCCAACAATCTTCCATAATGATACGGAGTACCCGAAAGCGCAACTCTAATACATAAATTTCCTTTAAAATAAGCGTAATTAGATAGCTTAGCACGAATAGTTGGATCTCGAGACCATAAATCCCAGACATCAAGTTGAATTCCATAATCACCTGTGAACTTATCATCCCAGATTGAAATTGGACGTCTGAAAAATTGATCAAGAGACCATTGTGTAGTACCACCATCCATAGTATTATGTAATGATGGGCCAAGAGTAGCAATATCAGGAGTTTCTCCCATATGATCGTGTACGTTCTGGTTTGATTCCTTAATGGTAGGTTCCCCTGTATGGAAATCACCTTGATCACCAGATACAGCACTATCATAGGGTGCTGACTCAGAATGAATCTGAGATCTCCTAAATATGCGTCTCTGTTTTGTTTGTTCGTAAGAATTTAATTTAGATTGAGTTTTAGCAATTCTTGAAGCATTCAATAAAGCATCATAACGCTGTTTATAAGCAGCAGCATTGGCACCATATTGGAGCTCAAAAGATAAAGCTAGCTCAGCTAGATCCTTACTATCAATCACTGAATTACCAGTAATTGCTGGGTCTGCAGTAGGTTGCAAGCCAAAATTATTTATATTAGCCATATTAGTATATTGACAACATTGTCAGTCTTCAGAGAGCGTTATTCTCGCATCTCACCCCTCTAGCTACTTCGGCTTCCGAGGGACTCTCTGGAATTTTATCATAAATTTGGGCACGCACTTCTTCAAAAGAAGGAAATGCGGACAAAACAATATCATATTGTCTGTCATAAATTTCACTAGCTACTTCAGCAAATCTTTTTCTTAAATGAAAATAATCTTCTGCAGTAGTGTGAAAAAACAATTCTCGTAAAGCTGATGTACATGAATCGATCATTTGATCTTCAACATTAACTTCACGCGAAGGCAAATAATAACATATAGCCTTCATAATACTTTGTCTGTCTAATGGAGCTACCCAATGACCTAAATCTTCTCTAAATACAAAATTTCTTTTTAAAAATGAAATTTGATCTAATTTAAGAAATGGAGTCATTTCAAGGGTTTTTGCTGCATTAGTATAATCTAATCCATAAATATTCTTACAAAATGATTGATAATGTACGTTGTTGAAAAAACTTTTACAAGGTTCTTTAACAGCTGCAATAACATCATCACCATAAATACAAGGTTTTACATTTGCGAAAAAATCTTCATTAGAAGGTCTCATAGAAATGAAAGCGTAAACTAACATAGCTAACCCTCTTAAAGAATTATCTTCAGCCGTTGCATATTTACCCGAAGGTTGAAATGCTGGAGCTGCAAAAATATCTCCTGTATTAACAATAGTAGGATATAAATTATCAGACAGAATACCACGAACGATGTTTAAACTTTCGTCGTTGTATCCAAAATGCTTTAAAACATTATGAACTATAGTATTAGCTATAAGTCCTATGTCGTAAGGCATTGATGTATCAAAGCCACCATAATCTCCTTCCATATATTCGTCGGAGAATGCTTTTAATCCATTAACTAAATCGTCCACGTCTGTGGAATGCATATTTATACCAATTTGAGTTCCAAAAATTTCGGAATGTTGATTCAATAAGGTATAAAACGGCATTAAATACATACGATTCAATAATGTAGCATCATAAGGTGACATACAGAAAACTCGTGTTTTAGCAACTCGACACTTTTCATATGATCTTGGTTCGTCTTTAAGCTGTGCTCCTAAAAAGGGGCACGCATCACGACCGTTCTCATAAGCATCGACTTGTTCTAATACTTGTTCTGTAACTGATTTCTTAGGCCAGTAAGAATCCTTTTTAAAAGGTAATTCTACTTGGTCTGACCATTTCTTTTTTGCGCCCATGTATGACCAACCACCTGAAGTGGATGGTTTCATAGCACGCATATAAAAATCCTCCGGATGCCCATTTTGAGCAACTGCAAGAGGAACTGGACGTAATCTCTTAACTCCTTCTTTTCTTAATCCTTTAATTATATGACCTGTAATATAATTTACAGTTTTGTCCATTAATTCTGGATCTAAAGAGTTTTTGAGAACACCAGCTTTTTTAACAAAATTGTTAAATGGTGCATAGTACTGATCTCCTCGTACTATAGCAGAGAAAGGTGGCGGACCAAAATATGGTTTTCCATCTTCTCTAAAACAAGAGCAGCCTGTTAGTTCTTTAGCGAACGGTACAAACTTGCTCGATCTTAATTTGGATTTACCAGGCTTTAGAATAGGGTAATCTTTAATTCCCCCGTATACTTCTAAACCGGGAATCTCTTCAAAATTAAGAGGAGATCTATCATGCGGCCGATTAGTTAACTCAGGCGTCGTAATAGGCATTCTAAGAATACCTTCCGACATAACTCTGAGACTAGTCGTCGTCTGAAAAATTTTATCTTGAGCCTCCCTTAAAGAGTCTCCGGACACATATTGTGTGAAAGCTAATGTTGAATTTGCATCGCCAGCACAATGTATGCCTAATAATATTGATTGATTGTTTACAGTCCCTACTAAAGGTAAACCACAACTTCCTTCCTTATGTTCTTTCCAATTATATGAAAATGCATGAGAAATGTTGAGGTCACCCAAGGTCGAAACGACTCTACCATACTTATATGCCTTCAATGAAGCGTCGCCCAATTGGCAATTAACACCAAATCGGACACTATGAAACGCCTTATAATCAGGACATAGGTATCGTCTAACGTCACGGAACTTAAGTCCACGTAATCTAATCAATACAGCATCAGTCTCATTATTATCCTCATCTTTTAAAACACAAATTTCGGATTTAGAGAATCTGACCTGTTTTACATTTACACCCGGTCTTACACAAGTAGTAATAAACCACTTGCTGTTCCTTTGTGGGTTCAATGTATGTTTATTGATTAATGCAAAATCTTCAAATAGACCTAAAATATGAGTCTTCTGACGGTATTTTTGTCCGTCTTGATGAGTCTCAACTTCAGTAAGTCTAACATTATGGTTAATTGCATTATTTACGGCACTCAATGAATTATCTGTACATTGATTTACCATTGTAAAAGGCACTGGTCGGGGTTTATCCCAATCAATACCATTTGTTGGTTTCTTACGCGCAGGTGGCATTTCACATTTAGAATCTAATTCTAACTTTTCTAATTTCTCTCGAACTTCGAAAGTATCTAAATCTTCATGTGTTTGTAATACTTCACCTTCAACAGCAGCAGGATATTGCCTAGCTGCTTCACGAAAATGTTGATTTTCATCCTCTAATTTACTTAATTGAACAGTTTTATATATTGCCCAAACCGATGCAAATGTTGTAACTGTAATGCCAAAAGCATACAATTTAAAATCTGAATTGATTCTAGGCATAGAAACTGAATAATGTTTAACAAAATTATCGTAAATAGTAGGAGTTTTCTCAACAATATCTAACCATCCCCATATATCTCGGAGATGTCTAAGATAAGCTAGTAATCTAGCATGATTATATTTAATTTTATTATGTGATTTTCGAACTAAAAATGATCTTTCTAACATCGTTTTTCCTGTTAAATAAAAAAATCCAACAAAAAACCATCCAATAAATAACTGAATAGTAAGTTGAATAATTTTAATCATAGGATAAATCGAATGATAAAGTCTAATAGTGAAAATATATAAATAAGGATAAATAGATAACCACATAGAATACATAAATTTGCAGAAAAAGTTTAGAGTAAATACTCTATAAACTTGCTGTGCTACTTGCACAGACTCCG